ATTTTAGCAATACTTCATTCTAATCCAAATCAGGTTCAATCAGCTAAGTTTGCTTATTCTAAAAGATTACAGAGAGAATCATTTAAAGGAAATGATAATCATTACCACTCATATATGCCTGCTACTTATGATAAAACATCTTGTATTACAGAACAAAAAGAATTAATGGATAAATTAGCTAATTTATCTAATTAAGCACAACCATATTTAATTTTTACTTCTCTTGTTTGTCTTAATATGTCCTCTTGATTTTGGACGTCCATAGCAATTGCTTTTCTTTCATAGAAATCAGGACCAGTTCTCTCTTTTCTATAGAATAATGTTCTAAGAGGTTGATTATCTTCTAATTCTAATCTTACAAATAATGGTTCTTTACCTTCTTCTATTAGTTTTACATAAATACTTGGTTTTACCTTTTCTTGTCCGCATTCAGTATAATAGCTATTTGGTCTTAAAAATATTTTGTTAAAATTACCATATTCATCTACAGAAGTTATTCTATTTGGTGTATTCTCAAATGCTATAGCAGGACAAGGGTAAGGGAGACCAGAGCCACTATAATTCATCATCCTATTAATTGGATTTGCTGCAAATATTTCAATCTCTTTGTATTTTCTGTGATTTTTTACTTTACCATTTACAGTTACTTGTGTGTTATTAAGTTCCTCTATTTTCATTGTTACTAAATCATTATCTATATAAGTCATCTTTTAACCTTAACATTTATTAATATTTTTTATTTAAAAATATATAAAAATAATTTTTATTTTAGTAAGAACGTCCATCACCTAATCCAGCTTTATCTACTTCTACGCGTTGGCAAGATACAGCATCGCATCTTACTACATACCGTTCGGGCAACATAGTTCCTGGGTCAGTTAAAGCACGCTTACAAGGAGCACAGGGGCTTAATCTTTCTTCAGCTTTCTTGCGTTCTTCTTCCATTAAAGCAAGAGCATTCTTTTGAAGATACATTCGTGATTCATATGAACTTTCAATCATATTTGCTGATGTAACTTTACCTAAAAGTTCGCTATTTACAACACAACGGGGACGATAATCTGTAAAATTACTATACATAGTTGATGGACACATTTGTTTAGGATCTGTTTGGCAACCTTCACAAGACATATTATTTACTACTCTATCTATTAATATATATTTTTATTATTTTTTTATTTTTTATTACATCATTTATTGTAGTAGTTTTTCAATTAATTGATTTTTTGTCCCATCACTATCTATGTTTCTATCTATACATAATCGTTGTACTTGTTCTAATCTCATTTGTCTTAACTTATTTCTTGATAATACTAAAGTTGAATTGTCTTCTACATTTATCTCATCAATTTCTTCAATTTCTTCAACTGAATTAGGTTCTTTAATTTCTTCAATTGATTCGTCATCTTCTCTAATTTCTTGAATGTCTTCAATTGATTCATCATATTCTTTAATTTCCTTAATATCTTCTTCTTGTATATCTTCTTCTTGTTTATCTTCTTCTAAATTACCAAATAATTGTTGCATCATTATATCATTATTATATTCTCTGTCGCCTCTTACATCATCATCTAATTCAAAACTGAAAGGTTGTTCTGGTTTTAAATTACCTGTAAATAACATATCTACTTTTTCTTCAATACGTGTAACAGCTTTCCATATTAAAAATAATCCACCGATTAGGACTATTCCAATTAGTGCTAGTTGAAAAGTTATGATTAATTGAGGATCCCTAAACATTTATTTTTTGTTGATATAATTTGTTTTTCAATTTGATCGCATTATCTAAAATATTTTTAGGGAATTTATCCTTTCTTAATAATTCAATACCAATTGTTTGTATTGAAGAACCTTTATATATCTTATAATCAAATATTATATCATCGTTATCTATCATTGCCTTTACGGATATATTCTTATAATTTCTAAGTTCTTTTTCAATTGTTTGGATTGAGAAATAATGTGATGTTACTAATACTTTAATATTATTTTTACTACCTATATAGTATAGTAATGCTTTTAACATTGAAGCACCATCTATTGGATGTGTTGAATGTAGTGGTTCATCTAAGAAATATGCTATATTTGAATATTTATCTAAACAATTTATTGTTTCTTTAATTTTCTTCATTTCTGCTTGGAATAAAGATGTATCACCTGTTATATCTGTAATACGATGATGATGTAATATTGCGTCGTATGGTTTTATAGTTCCATAAGAACCGTATATTATACCTAAACTTTGAGATAATAATATATTCCATATAAAACTTTTAACATATGTTGTTTTACCACCTGCATTTGGTCCTGATATAATTAAATTAGTTTTTAGACAGATAGGGTTTGATATCTGTGCTTCTTCTAACATAGGGTTTTTCATATTACCTATATAAGTAATATCTCCATACTTTGAAAAACAATATTTACCTAATAAACTATTTGTTTTAATCATAACATCGTGTATTACAGAAACTTTATGAAGATATTTTATATTTTGTTGTAAAACTTTATTTTGCATAATTTTGTTTAACCAATACAAATTTGGTTTAAAATTAAACATAATATCTTGTAATTTAATATTCGGTTCGTATATTTTCCAAAACTCATAATAATTGTATGTCTTTAATTTATTTTTTAAACTTTTTTGTAATAAATATAACACTTTAATTTTATTCAATAATTTAACCCTAAAATTATGTAATTGTATTGATAAATCTATAATCTGTGCTAAAGAGTATAGATACAGTATTATATATACACTTGCTACAATTACAAACTTATACCATTGTATGTAATCCTTTGATTGAGAACGTATTATATTTAGAATATATTTGATATTATTTATATATTGAATAAATGACATTTTAAACTTTAGTTTCTTTGTTAAAACCCAATATGGTCCTAATAATGTACTTAAAGGATATGCAAGATTTGTCATAGGATTTATATAACAATTATAGTAATGATATAACTTAAAAATATTTGGTTCATATTTTATCCATTTCATATACCAGGAGTTTGGAAATAATATATTATATAAGTAATTCTTTTCTAAGTTTGGTGTTTCCTGAAACCAACATAGTGTTTGTTCTATTTTATTATCAAGTAGTATATTATGTTTTTTATTTGAAAAAAACTTTAATACTTTCTGTCTTTTATATAATTCTTTTGTATTTATAATTGGATTTTTAATAATAGAGTTACTAAATTGTTTTTCTGTATCTAAATCTAAATATGTATCTAACCATTCTTCTACTTCTATATCATTCCATATACTATCTGCTATATGAATATTATTAGAATAATTAAATAATTTTTCTATTTTAACATTTTTTTCAGTCCATTCATCTATGTTATTTAAATGCTTTTGAAACTTTTTACTTCTTAAAATATTCATAATAATAACTTTAATCTTGTTAAATAAAAAAATGATTTTAAACATACCGCACTATATAATATATATACGTAAGTTATTATAAAATGTATGAAAATATTAAATATAATGGTAAGATATACCGTATTGAAAAATTACCATATGAAACAAATGAACAAGTAATGGATAGAGGATGGTATATAATAAATAAATTAAATAGTAATCAAGAAGAACTCGATTATGATACAATATATGCTGATTCTTTAAAATGGATTCACGAAAAATATATTAAAGTTAAATATTTGTAATAGATAGAAGATATTATATGAACCCTAATATTTGGGGAAATTATATATGGTATTTATTACATATTATAGTTCAACATCCAGATACTTCTAATGATAAATATAAACAATTCTTATATATTTTACAATATCTATTACCGTGTCCAAAATGTAGAAATAATTATAAAATGCATATTTTAAATAGAGTCATACCATCTAATAATGATGAATTAACTGAATGGTTGTTTGATATACATAATCGTATTAATAAAGATATTAAAAAACCTTTACAAAAGTATAGTATTATTACAAACTTTTGGGAAAAAGAATATATTAAAATTAAAGATATAGAAGATTCTAATTTATTTATAATTATGGAGTTTATATTATACGATCATCCTGGATTTTATAAAATAGATACTGATTATGCTAAATCATCTATATTATTCTGGAATATTATACCAGATTTATTACCTGATAAATTAAATGGTTTATCAAAATTAAAACAATTTATAAAAAATAATAAATTAAATATTGATATAGTATCACATAAAACTCAATACTATAATTGGTTTGTAAAACTTAGAAGATATTTAAATATTAGAAAATCAATTGATATAAAAAGAATAGAGAAATTAAAATGTTAATAATTATTTTTTTAGAATTTCATTATTTTAGCAATCTCATCACTAAGTTTTTTTAATTGACCTGCAACTTGGCTTACAGCACCTCCTTTCTTCTTATAAACACGTTTCTTCTTACCACCTTCCATTACTGGAGTGTCTTCACCTCCTTTCTTCTTATAAACACGTTTCTTCTTACCACCTCCCATTTCACTATCATCCTCACTCGTTCTCGCACCTTTTTTTTTTAAATATTCTTGCATCATATTGGTGTTGCGGTGAGGGCGGGAGTAGGCGACAGCGACATCCAACACCGTCCTCCCATATTCGTCCTTCTTGTCCATGTCGGCACCCGCCTCGACCAGCAATTTCACGATCTCGAGGTGACCTTCCTTGCTAGCTACGAGCAACGGTGTCTCATCATCCTCCTCCTTCCCTTTTTCCACGTCGGCACCAGCCTTGATCAGCAGTCGCACAATCTCGGGGCGGTTTTCACGGCTAGCCATCCATAATGGCGTCACTCCCTTATCAATATTGTTAAAATTAAGATTGTTATTAATTGCACTTCTTAAAGAATCTCCCATGTTGTAATAACTTGTGCGGGGGATGTCCTTCGCAATCTCCACCAACCGGTCACTAGCCCTCGACGCAGCGGTGGGGGCAACTTCCTCCGCGTCTTTACCTCCTTTCTTCTTATAAACACGTTTCTTCTTACCACCTTCCATTTCATGTTCTCCAGCACCTACCATACCTTTTTGTAATCCAAGAAGAGCAAGAGAAGATAAAGAGTCTTCACCACCTTTCTTCTTATAAACACGTTTTTTCTTACCACCTTCCATTACAGGAGCAGGTGTTTCAGCAACTACACCAGCCATAGGAGAGAAAGCTTCAGGCTCAGGCATGTTTTCACCACCTTTTTTCATATTTTTACGTGGCATATTTTTTAGTATCTAATAACTGTAAAGAAAATTATATTTTAAAAAAATGAATTATATAAAGACAAATATTATCAATCTTATTAATCAACTAATAATGGAGACCTCATTAATTTACGAAGTTGGTGTTGATGAAGT